TGATGCTATTCATGAAGAATTACCATTCATTCTTGAAGAGCACATGGCTAAACAAGAAAAAAAAGCATTGCGTGAAAATAAAACAATAAATTTTACTAGTAATGACATAGTGCCTGGTAATTCTGGTATTAGGGAATCTTTGCGTACTAAAATGGGTGAAGCATTTGGTTTTCAACAACCTACTCCTAAATTAGAAGTAATTAATGCCATTAATGAAAATACAGGTGAACCTGTAAATCCATATTTAGCATTTTTAGCAGATTCTGCTGCTAACATGACACCGCAAGAAAGAGCAGGACTTAAAAATTTAGGATAATATGCCAATACCTCAAACGATACGAGTAAATCCATTAGATTTACAGAAAAATATTGCTATTGGGGTATCTTTACCTTTTGATAAGCCTTTTACTAGTACATATACTACCAAAGATCAAATTAAATCTAATTTACTTAATTTATTATTAACAGATATAGGAGAAAGAGTAATGAATCCTTCTTTTGGCACTAATCTAAAAAAATTTTTATTTAGTAATATAACTGATAATAATTTAGAAAATTTAAAAAGTAATATATTAAATAGTATTTATACTTACATCCCTGAGATAACAGTAATTGAAATAGTAATTAACCCTGATGCTGATTATAATTTAATGGAATTAAGTATTAATTATGTATTAAATATTTCAAATACACCTGACCAAGTAACAGTACAATTTCAATAATAATGGCTAACGAAGATAAAAATATATCATACTTAAATAAAGGATTTACAGATTTTAAAGCAGCTTTACAACAGTATGCTAAAACTTATTTTCCTACAACCTATAATGATTTTTCTGAGGCTACCCCAGGTAATATGTTTATTGAGATGGCATCATATGTAGGTGATGTTATGTCGTTTTATCTTGATACTCAAACACAAGAAAATTTTCTTTTATATGCTAAAGAAAAGGAAAATTTATATGCTATGGCATATGTAATGGGTTATAGACCCAAAGCATCATATGCTTCAACTACTATTGTTGATATATATCAATTAGTTCCTTCTATTAATAATGGGGGAACTATAACTCCTGACTATGATACTTATGGCTTAATAATACCAACAAACACTACTTTAACTTCAACCAGTACAGGAATTAAATTTTTAACTACACAACAAATAGATTTTACAAATACAAGTAGTGCTGAAATAACTTATGTTGATTCTAATTATTTTTTATTTAAAAAATCAGTTTCTGCTATATCTGCTGAAATCAAATCAGCTACCTTAACTTTTTCTGGTAATGAAAAATTTGCAACATCTACTATTAATGATACTAAAACATTACAAATACTAAATGTAACAGGAAGTGATGGAAATGTGTGGTATGAAGTACCATATTTAGCTCAATCATCAATATTTCAAAAAGTAACTAATCCTTCTTATTCAACAGATCAAATTCCCTATTTATTACAGCTACAAAGAGTGCCTAGACGTTTTGTATCTAGAATACTTTCCGATAATACATTACAGTTAGAATTTGGAGCCGGTCTATCTCAAAATAAAACTGATTCCCAAATTATCCCAACCCCAGATAATATTCAGTTAGGTTTAGTACCAGGAATTTCACTATTGACTAATAATTACAATCAAGCCTCAGTAATGTTCACTCAAGAATATGGATTAGCTCCTTCTGGTGATATTAATGTTACTTATTTAGTTGGGGGAGGAATTACATCTAATGTACCTGCTAATAATTTGACTATTTTAGATACTTCTAAAATATATTTTAAAAATACTCCTGGAGGATTAGCAACTACTGTTTTAAATAGTGTTGTTTCTAATAATCCTGTTCCATCAACTGGAGGAAGAAATGGAGATACTATTGATGAAATTAGACAAAATGCTTTATATTCTTATTCAACTCAATTAAGAGCAGTAACTAAAGATGATTATATAGTAAGAGCCTTATCGATGCCCTCAGATTATGGTGTAATAGCTAAAGCTTATATTTCTCAAAATATAAGTGACAATCCTCAACAAACAGTAACATATACTCAACCTAATAATCCATTGTCTTTAGATTTATATATTTTATCATATAATTCAAATAAACAAATAACTCAAGCCTCTACAACATTAAAACAAAATTTAGTAACCTATATTAATCAATATAGAATGGTATCTGATGCTATCAATATTAGAGATGCCTTTTATATTAATATAACAGTAAATTTTGATATTACTATATTAAGTGGATTTTCAAATAAAGATGTATTAACTAGTTGTGTTACCTCTCTTCAAGACTATTTCAATATAGATAAATGGCAAATAAATCAACCTATAATAATTTCAGATGTAATAGCTAAATTATTACAAGTAAGAGGAGTACAATCAGTATCTAAATTAGAAATAACAAATAAACAAGATAGTACAGGTGTTACATATTCACAATATGGATATGATATAGCAGGTGCTACAAGAAATGGAAATGTGTATCCATCCATGGATCCTGCTATTTTTGAAGTTAGATATCCTAACACAGATATTCAAGGTAGAGTAGTCACTCTATAAAATTAAAGTATGAAATTAGAAAGAGGCGATAATAATATTAATGTAAAACTTTTACAAGAAAAATTAGGAATAGAGCCTATAGGTAATTTTGGACCTAAAACAGAAAAAGCTGTAAAAGAATTTCAAATCCAACATGGTCTAGAACCTGATGGAATTGTTAAAGATAAATTATGGGAATTAATTATGAAAAAATCAATGTCAACTCCTGTGCCTTTGCCTCTTGCTAATGTAGGAGGTTTAAAATTAGATAAGTTAAAAGGACATATTCCTGATAATGTAATTTCCCAAATCCCAGATGTTGCTGTTAAATTTCAAATCAATACACCTTTACGTTTAGCTCATTTTTTATCACAATGTGGTCATGAATCAGGTGGATTTAAATTAACTACTGAAAATCTAAATTATAGTGCTAAATCATTATTAGCAGTATTTAAAAAATATTTTCCAACTCAAGGATTAGCGGAAGCATATGAAAAAAAACCTGAAAAAATAGCTAACATAGTATACGCTGATAGAATGGGCAATGGAGATAAAAATTCAGGTGAGGGATATAAATTTAGAGGCCGTGGGTATATTCAACTAACAGGTAAATCTAATTATAAAGCATTTGGTGATTCAATAGGAGTAGATATTGTATCTAATCCTGACCTAGTTGCTACTAAATACCCATTATTATCCGCAGCTTGGTTTTTTCAACGTTGTTTAAAAAAATGTGATACTGGAGCTTCTGATGAAGTTATTACTGCTGTTACTAAATGTGTTAATGGTGGTACTAATGGTTTAGTAGATAGGACAAAACATTTTAAAGAATATTACAACTTATTGTCTTAAAATAGTCTACAGTCGCCATATTTATATGTAGTAATCACTAATTATGGCCATTTATAAAATATTTCCTGAAAAGACTGCTACTCTTTATTCATACTACCCTACAACCAATACAGGATTAGATGAAATTATTGAGCTAAGTACCTACTACTCAGTAGCTGGTACTAATGAAGTATCTCGTGGATTAATTAAATTCCCTACCAATCAAATAACGGATACATTTACTAATAAAGTAACAAATAAAACATTTGATGTTTACTTAAAACTTTATTTAGCCAATGCTTCGTCTCTTCCCTTAAATTATACATTATATTGTCACCCTATATCAGGGAGTTGGAATATGGGAACGGGTAAGTTAGGTAACGTACCTATCACTACAGATGGAGCTAGTTGGCAATTTAGAGATATACTTAGTGGTAGTAATTGGTTTAGTACTTTTCCTGCTAATACAACAGGTTCTTATAGATCAGGAAGTACAGCAGGGGGTGGATTATGGTATACCTCATCTGCTTACCAATCAACTCAATCTTTTACTAATTCTACTTCAAAAGATATAGAATTAAAAGTAACAAGTACAGTAAATGCTTGGTATAGTAGCTCAATAACTAATGAAGGATTTATTTTAAAACACGCCTCTTCACTTGAATTTACTTCAGCTTCTAAATTTGAAACTAAATATTTTTCAGGTAATACCCATACCATTTATCCTCCATGTTTAGAAATTAGATGGGATGATTCATTATACAATACTGGCTCTTTAGCTGTAGTTACTTCTAGTTTATTTGTTGTTACTTTAGGAAATAATAAAGGTAAATTTCAACAAGATTCAATACAACGCTTTAAAGTAAATGTAAGAGATAAATATCCTACTAGAACATTTTCAACTACTTCTGGTTATCTAATTAATAAGGCATTACCTTCTTCTTCATATTGGTCAATAAAAGATTTGGATACTGAAGAAATTGTCGTAGATTATGATACATCATATACTAAAGTAAGCTGTGATTCCAATGGTAATTATTTTGATATATACATGAATGGATTAGAACCTGAACGATATTATAAGGTACTAATTAAAACAATTTTACCAAGTGGTGAAACTGTTATTTTAGATAATGGTAATAATTATTTTAAAGTTATTAGATAATGTCTCAAATACCAGTACAAAAAATAGTATTTAATAAGGATGCTTATGGTAGAGTAATTGATACTCAATTTCATCAATTGATTACTCAAGAAACAGAAGAAACCTTATCATTTACAGTTGATGATTTTTTTATATTATATGAACAATTATTTTATCAAATTCCAAGAGAAGGAGATACTAATTCTCATCAATATATTTTACAAAAAGAAGCAGATTATTTAGGTATTAGTATTAGTCAAGATGATGTACAAGCTTTATTAGATGAAATTACATCTTTAAGACAACAGGTACTTGATAATCAAACTATAATAAATGAATTGACCAAACAATAATGGCAGATAATATAAAAATAGTAGGTGAAATTTTAGATACCCAACAAGTACCTCGTTATACTGAAGAGGACCTTAATATACTTCCTTCCCAACTAATTAAGGAAGATTTTGGTGTTTCTAATGATTATATTGAATACTTTGTATACGATATTGCAGGTAATCTTTTAGATTTAAATTATAATTATAAAGATTTTAAATTAGCTCCTAACTCATATCTTGATCCTACTAGTGGTTCTCTTCCAATAATTGAAATAGATCCTGTTAAAGATTTACAAAGTCTAGGATATTCATCAGGTGAATTTAAAGTTCAATATAATTTTTTTGGAAATAAAATATCAAATCCAAATGCTGAATTATTTCTAAAAGAAATTTCATCAGATAGAACAGAATTAAGAGTAGGATCTACAATTTTAACTAATCAACAAATTGAAGATTCTGTATTATCTATTATTAATGAATACAGTGGATCTTCTTATTTTGTTGATTATTTAGCTAATTTTGGAGATAACCAACAAGCAATAGTAGTAAATGTTGCTCTAAACAAGATTGAATCAGGGTATGAAATATTTCTTAAATTATACCAACCACTTTCCATTTCTATCCCAGAAAAATCAACCTTATGGATTGTAAAAGAAAAAGTTAATCCATATATTTTTGATATTAATTTAGATAAATTAATTATTCCTCTTCCTGGTCCTCAATTAAGGGGTCCTAATTTTGATATAGAAATTCCTAATAGGAATAATATTGCTACTTCTTACCAAAATTATAATACTTTATTAAATAGTTTTCAAAGTGTATCTTCTTCATATAGACAACTTTTAAGTTTAATTACTTCACAAAGTATTGACATTAATACAGATTATAGTAATTTTACCAATTTTGTCTTTTTTAGTTCAGCAGAACAAAGAGTATTAAACTTTTATAATAAAATAAAACAAATAGAAGATTTAAATAATAGTATATCTACTTATACTGCTTTAACTTCTAGTTACCCTAATCTAAAATATGATTTAAATTTAGCAACAGCTAGTCTTAATGATACTATAACTAATTTTGATGGCTTTGAATATTATTTATATTTTGAAAGTGGATCTGTAACTACTTCTACTGAATATGGTATAACTCCTTACCCCAAATCTACTTCAACATTACCTTATACTTTATTTTCTACTGGATCTAGTTCTGCTTCTCTTTGGTTAGCTTACTCTACAGCTAGTGCTAATAATTATGATGAATATAATCAAAATAATTTACTATATACTATTCCTAACTTTATAAAGGATGACGAAAATAATGCACCATATATTACTTTTGTTAATATGGTTGGTCATTATTTTGATAATATATGGATCTATCTCCAAGCAGTTACCGATATTAATTTAGCAAATAATAATTTAGAAAAAGGTGTTTCTAAAGATTTAGTATATACTGTATTACAATCATTAGGAACTAAATTATATAATAGATATGGAGATTCATCTAACGATCTTTTCTTAGTAGGTAAAAACAGTGGTAGTGCTAATTTTGATAATAATTTTACCCCTACTGGGTCTTATTTAAACAATATACCTCGTAAAGATTTATTAGCTGAAACTTATAAACGTATTTATCATAATCTACCTTTACTATTAAAAACTAAAGGTACAACTTATGGTTTACAAACACTAATATCTACTTTTGGTATTACTAGTAGTATATTAAATGTTAAAGAATATGGTGGTGGTTTAAAAAGTGATACACTACAAGAATATAATGATGATAAAGTAAGAATAGTATCTAATAATATAGTAACGGGTAATACTTTATCACCATATACTAGTTTACAACAACAACCTACATCATCTAATTTATTTAGAACAAACGATTTACATTATGTAGATATATCATTTTCTCCTGAAACTCAAATAGATACTTATGCTTCTGCATCTATAGCATCTTCTGACCCAACATGGAATATAGATAATTATATTGGGGATCCTGGTTATTTATATAGTAGTTCTTATGCCTCATTAGATAATGAAAGAAAAATATACTATAACTTTAATTCCCAGTATTTAGATTATGCTGGTTTTATTCGCTTAATCCAGTATTTTGATAGTTCTTTATTTAAAATGATAAAGGATTTTATTCCTGCAAGAGCAAATCTATCAACAGGAGTTACAATTAATTCACCAGTACTAGAAAGAAATAAAGTATCATACGCTAGACCAACCTATACTTCCAAAATATCAGTATTAGATCTAGGATTAAATGGCCCTACAGCTAGTACATCATATACTAGTTTATATACTTACTTAACTGGTAGCAAAGTAGCTTACTACAATGGAGAAATAAGTGGAAGTGTAATTAATTATTATAGCAGTTGGACATCTAGAAATTTTAATCCTTATTTATTACCTACTTCTAGTATAGATGTTGATTTTTTTAATCACTCAAATTTTAATATATTATTAAATAATGTATCATCAAGTATATTATCTGTTACTAGAAAATTATTACAACCAATATATTCTATAGTAAGTGGAACTTTAGGTTTAGCTGGATATTCTTCTAGCTATTATGCTGAATTACAAGATTCTAATTTATCTTTGGAATCATATAGATTATCTCGTCATGATGGTGTTAAAATAAGTAGTCTTCTCTATAACAATTATACTAGCGCTTCATTAACTTATGGTGGTGATATATCATTTGGTAAAACAGCTGTTATAAATAAAAATGTAAGAAAAATAGGTCTATTTACAGATATTGCTGAGTCTTCATTTTTACCTGGTAGAAATAGAATAGCATTAAAATATCTTGTAGATGAATATGGCAGCTTAACTGAATTAAATCAGCGCAATAAATATTGGGAAGAAATACAAAGAACTTTTATTGCTGGGGATTATTTAAACGTTTCTCAATTTGATAATCAAAAATCTAGTAATCAAAAAACTACAGACGGAAACAAACTTATTTTTGAAAGTGGGTATACTTATTATCCAATATTGTATTTTGGAAAGTGTTCAACAGATCCAAAAATATATTTTGAAAATTTATTAGGAGGAGGTAGTTATTTATCAACAGCTAAAAATGGAGTTACTCCTTTAACAATTAGTGGATCTTCTCCTTTAGGATATCCTTTATCAGCAAGTTATATTCCTAATATATTTAATACTGTAATTGAAGGATCACAATATTTTGCCGCTGGAACCTTAACTTCATTCCCTAGTTATTCAGCTCAAGAAACAGGAGATCATAGAGTACAAGCAAGTTTTGACTTAACAGTAGATATATCAGGCAGTAATCAGAGTACTACTTGGTCTCTTCAATTATATAAAAATGGTGTTTTATTAAGTGAGAATGAACAAACATTCACTACTAGCGGTGGTGGTGGCGGTGGTGGCGGAAATGTTAATATTTCCACTACTGTTGGATACACCGGTGCTTTCTTTGGACATATAGTAAGAGTAGGAAGTTCTACTAATGGTTCTACAGTAGATATAACAGCTAATGGTTCTACTGAAGTAGTTAACTATTTAACAACAACTTTACCTGATGATGGATCTTCAATATCTGTTGGATTTAATATTGACAAAATATCACCTAGTAGTAATGTTGGTGATGTAACCTCTGTTTCATTAATTGTTAATTCAGTTCAAGTAGATTCATATAATAGAAATATTGGTCAATCGCTTTCTGGCACACTTACAGGAAATATAAATAGATATGATACTGTTAAAATAGAAATAATAGAAGGATAAATATGGCAGTAGAAACAAAAACATTTAGCATAAATCAAAGTCCTATAGTATTAAATACAGGTGATGTGTTAACTTTTAAATTTGTATTAAAAGGAACCACTACTAATAATTTTACTGCTTCTTTATCTGAAGGATCTTTAAATGTATCTTCACTAGCTGCATCTACCGGATATGCAACTACTGCTTGCAATTATTTTGATTCAGCCTCAGTATCTGCCTCTATAGTTGCAGGAAGTGGAAGTACTAGTACTATAACTTTCAACCCAGGAATTAGTAATTTTTATGGAGGTAATTATATTTTTGCCCCTAATCCTTTAACAGGATCTCAAAATAGTTTGTATAATACATATGGGAATGTAGATTATGAATTTGTAGTAAAACCATTTGATATAGCCATAACTTATCTCTCAGATAATACTTATGTTGAATCTAGAATATTAAGTTCATCTTATTCTGGGAGTTTATTACAATTTACACTAGATGGAACTTTATCTACTTTATATAAAAGGGATATATTATCCGGATCTTATCAACGTTTTCTAGTATTATCTAGAAAAGAAGATGAAACTAATGCTTATTTAACTTTTAGAAAACGTGAAGGTGCCACTTCATATGGATTTATTATTCCTTCAAATCTATCAGCAGATGTGTTAGAAAATATAGACACTATTACCAGAGAAGTAAAACAAAAACTACTATCAGATCAATCACAAGTAACAATAAATACTTTTTAAATTTAATATATTTATAATATATACAATAAGACAATATGGCAATTTTAAACCCTACAGTAATAACAGTAGATGCAATATTAACCACAAAAGGTCGTGAATTATTAGCACGTAACGATGGTTCATTTAAAATTACACAATTTGCATTAGCTGATGATGAGATTGATTATACCTTATATAATCCAACCCACCCATCTGGTTCTGCATTTTATGGACAAGCTATTGAAAATACTCCTGTATTAGAAGCTTTCCCTGAAGATTCACAAGTAATGCGCTATAAACTAGTAACTTTACCTCGTGGAACTTCTAAATTACCTGTTATTAATCTTGGATATACTAGTATTACACTTAAACAAGGTGCTTCATTAACTATTACTCCACAAACATTAAATTATGTTGGTAGTACAAGTACATTTGAAGCTAATGGATATGTTGCCACTATTGCTGATTCTCGTCTAATATCTACCTTTACTGGAACTGGTATTACTACAACAACCCCAGTTCAAGGATTAAATACAACAACGGGAGCTGTATTATCCGTAACACAAGTAGGTACTTCATTTACATTAACTGGAACTACAGTCAATACTTTATTTGGATCTAGCTTGTCTACTTTAACAACTACTATTACCGTTATTGGTAGAGATAGTGGTGCAAGAATTACTATTCCTCTCAATATTCAAAAAGTATCAACAATATAATATAAAATATGTCATTTTCAAGATATAACCCAGAAGATCAAGTAGTAAGTTCAGAAACCGTAGTACGTGGATTATGGAGTGGAGACAGTAATATATTACCTACTATTGTCACAGCAAGTGGAGGAAGTGAATATTATGTAAATGTAGTAGATACTAGTACACCAGCTAATATACAGTTTAGTGTACAATATGGTAATTTAAGTGGATCTAATTCTCCCCTTATTAATCCTCTAGTTTCAGGAAGTAGTGCTTCTCGTGTTGTTTATGGTGAGTGGAGAAATTTAATTTATGGGACTGAATCAAATAATTTTGTATTTACTGGTTCAACAGTATCTGCTGATATATTTGTAGTTAGTATTGCCCGTTCTCGTTATAAAGAATCAATTAAACCTGGTTCTATTGAATTAACTATTAATAGTAAAGTATTAATTGATGATAGCAGTACTACTAGTGTATCCCGTTTTATAGGAGAAAATAGATATTATAATCTTATACAAAGTGGATCTGCAAGTACTGCTACATATGGATTTTTATTTCCTGATTTAGGAGCAATTATTATGCCTTTATCTACGACCGGAATATCTCTAGGATCATCAGGAAATAATATTAAGTTGTTTGATGCTATTAAAGCAGGTAATAACTTTAAATTACAATCAGCTGAAACAGTATCTTCAACCTATTTCTTTACACGTGTAAAAAATAGTGAATTTAATTATACTACTAATCCATCTATTATAGATGATAATGGTAAT